TCTGAACCGGTGGTCTGTCGTATTTTAAAACCAGTTGGGGCAGGATGTATTTGACCTACGTTTGCTGCTTCAGCATTAGTTAAATTTGGGTAAAGAACGCTTGCAGCATCTGTCACAGGCATTCCACGCATATTGTCTGCAATAACCCACTCTGTTCCAGAAGCAGAACTTCGTTTTATTAATACCCATTGAGGTTCAAATCCAAGTGTTATTTCAGGGCCAGTGTTATTGCCATTACCAGTATAACTACCCGTTTTTATAATCGCTTCATCACCATCATCACCAAAGATTTGTGCATCACTTTCATCACCGTCAGCAAACAAGTAGGCGACAAAATCATTTCCATTATTATTGACTTGGCCGTAAGTCCCGACACTGAAAACACTTGAAGTCGGTACTCCACTATTCCAAAATCCGTCTGATGCACTACCATTTACCGCTTCGCTGGTATCGTTTAGGCATAACGCATAATTCGCGCCCAAAGACTTATGCCAAACGCGCCACTTATATCCATTTGCGTCGTACATTTTGATGAGTATCATTCCGGGCTTGCAGCCTAGATTATGAGATATTGTACGATTGCTACCGTTTCCTTCGTAGGTGACAACATCAAAAAATCCTTCTTGTTTCCGTAATGTCCAAGAAGCATATTCTCTTCCAGAATAATTTGTAGAAAAATAATCGTAGCCAGTGCCTAGTGAAAAACCATCATTATCAAAAGATGTAACTGAGCTAGTGTCAGTATGTTCGCCATTAGTAGCGTTGCTTCGTAAACCTTTTGTTGCACCTCTTACAGTATCTTCTAAAACGTGTTCTTCCGCTGAGCTTCGGTCTTTAATCCAAACCAAGCCCCCTTCACCAGATAAATCAATATTATTATCTATAGACCTAACTGAGCTATTTCCCGTGTAAAGAAACGTAGAAAATACATCTTCCACATAAACCTTGTCACCACCAGCACTTCCCGCCGATTGTATTAAGGCGTTACGAATATTCGTCATGCTAAAGCCAATCCAGCAGTAAATCCGTACCAAATCGTACCACCATCACAGGTGATAAAAACTAATACGTCTGTTCCGCTTGTGGTTAATGTAGGTGCTGTAGCTGCTGGCCAATCTACTGTTCCCGGCCATGTTTGAGTTGCACTACCTCCGTTTACAAGTTTAAGTACAAATCCACAAAGTTCATCTGAAGCTGTAGGGTTACTAAAAGTCCAAGTAGTCGCACCTGTAGTCGTAGCTGTCACTGAATTTCCAGCCGTAAGGTCTATTGTCTTAGCGCCTGTAGCATTACCGATAGCGTTTGTTATCTCACCATAGTCTTTAAGATTAATTGCTGAAACAGTCTGGTCTGCACCAGTTACCGCACCAGCTAAAGTCATGCCTGTTATCGTTGGAGCTGTACCAAAGACTAAAGCCCCAGAACCAGTTTCATCTGAAACTGCCGTAATTAAATTGGCAGAAGATGGCGTAGCAAGGAAAGCATCCAAATTTGCGTTTAAATCACTGATTTGACTGATAGTCACGCTTGTCGCTGTTGGAGCTACCGCAGCCCACGCTGAACCTGTGTAAACTTTCATGGCATCTGAAGTCGTATTAAAATAGAGATTTCCTGCAACCTGCGCGTCCCCGTCAGGGTCTGTCGCAGGGTCGCTAGAATGCCCACCTTGATATTGGTCGGTGAAATCATCCAAAGAACTTGCCGCAGAAGTTGCACTTGAAGCCGCAGATGTGGCACTTGACGCACTAGCTGTAGCACTTGTCGCTGCCTCTCCCGCTTTTGTAGTAGCCGTAGAAGCCTGAGTAGTAGCCGTAGAAGCCTGAGTGGTTGCTGTCGTGGCTGAAGCCGCTGCCGCAGTAGCGCTTGTTGCCGCTTCTCCCGCTTTTGTCGTAGCAATACCAGCATTTGTCGCAACACTACTCTCTGATGCTGCCGCCGCCGTAGCTGAACTGGCCGCCGCAGTTGCCGAAGAAGCCGCTGCCGTAGCTGAACCAGCCGCATTAGTCTCAGCCGTTTCTGCGTTAGTCTCAGCAGTCTCAGCATTAGTCTCAGCCGTTTCCGCAGCCGTTTTAGCTGTTTCAGCCGCCGTTTTAGCTGTTTCAGCCGCTGTCTTGGCAGTCTCCGCTGCAGTTTTAGCTGTGGTAGCCGCCGTAGCCTGAGTAGTGGCAGTTGTGGCAGAAGCAGCCGCATTAGTGGCTTGAGTGCTGGCGGTGGTAGCTGAAGCCGCCGCTGCCGTGGCACTAGCAGCCGCCGCTGCACTTGTTCCTACCCACCACAAAGCATTGGCAGACGGCTCTTTATTTAAATTTGAATTTTGTAGCGATGTATAGAAAACACCATTACTTCCTACTACGTTTTCATTAATTGCATAGGTTTTAGTCGACACCCACGCTATGCCTATTCTTGTCCAATACGCTGTAGCGGTGCTTGGATTATTATTTAAATTATTATTTTGTATAGACTGATAAAGAATATTGTCATAAGTAGCCGTAGCCCCTTCTGAGTAGGTTATCCCTGTACTCCATTCTATTGAGTATAGTAACGTCCAGTATCCTGATGTAGACGTTGGATTATTGTTCTGATTACCCGCCGATAGTGAACGATAATAAACACCATCACTACCTATTACGACAGCATTAGCATCGTATATTTTAGTAGCCACCCAAGCATCACCAAAACTTGCAGACGTTTCTCCAACAGGGTCAGCCGAAACTATTTGTGTCCCGCCGCTACTTGCTAATACAGCCCTTGCAGTACCAGCAAAAAATATAGCGGGTTGTCTACCTGCCGCTGTCAATACTACTGGATTAGCATTAGGTATAGTCTGGTTAATATCAGCGTATGTGGTTTTTAATGTAGTTGTACCCGATTCATAAAACGTAATAGTACCGCTAGACAAGGGGTCTCCCGCATCATCAAAATATTGTGCTTGCACTTGTCCAAATCTAGCCATTGTTATTCCTCTTCATTCTGTCCTATTTGCTTGCCTGCTTCTATAGAAACTACGCCTGCTGGTATACCCATTAATTGCGCTATTTTAACCTGTAACGCTCTAGGTATTGTATTTTTCGTTAATGCTTCATTTAACAGTTCTGGATTTTCTGTCGCTAAAATGTCTGCCATTCTTCTTCTTTGCCTGTCTGACATATAACTTGGTGATAATGTATTTATCAACTTTTGCGCTAATGGTGCTATAGCAGTTACATCACCCGCACCAGCTCTTGCACTTAATGCACCTACACTAGCTGTTTCTGCTACTGCAGTGCCTTGTCTTTTTTGCCTACCTTGTGTGCCAGCCGTTGGTGAACCACCTATTACAGCGCTTCTAGATGCTGATGCTTGCGCTGATAATCCCAGTTTGTTAAGTGCATCTGCATATTTATCTTCTGGAAAAACTAATTGTAATAATTGTCCCTCTGGTGTGCCATTGTCTGATAATTTTCTTATAAAACTTTCTTTAGTTGCGCTGTTCATTCTGCTTTTTATATTAGCTAAATAGCCTAATCTAAAGGCATCTATTGCTTCTTGATTACCTGTTTCTACTAGAGTTTGCCAAACTACTTCTGCTTCATCATAGTCTCTATTTCCTAGAGATAAAAACTTTTTACCATTTTTAAACGCATCATTAATATCAAACCCTTTGGCCGCTGATGCTCTAGCTGTAGTAACATTTGGATAATCTTCATCTATTAATTTTCTCAAATCATCTAATGGCGCTAAAAGATTATTACCTATTGTTGTATCTGCGCCACCTTTAGTAATTAATAAATCAGCTTCATCCGATAAAACTCTGCGCAAAAATTCCGCATCTAATTGCGTTGGTGTACCTGTTAATTCTATATCACCTTCTTTTGTTACTCTAAAAAATGGCACTTTCTTAGCTGATTTGAAAGCACTTAATACTTTTTGTACCGCTCTATCACTTCTAATTAAAACATCAAGCATAGAATCTTCTAGCTGCGGAGTTGCTTTTTTTGGTTTTATATTTTCATAAGCCTCATTTGTAAGTTGTTTCATTTCTGCTTCACTAGCTCTAGCTATTTTAGCAGTATTAACATTCATACCTTCCGCTAAACCTTCTTTAACCAATCCTTTTTCTACTGCACTTTTTGCTTCAACACGTTTATCTGTTGCTCTTTCATCTAATCTTTTATCAACAAAACCAATTCCACCACCTGCTTTTAGTGCTCGTAATTCTTGTGCTATTTCAGGAATATCAGATAAGACCTCACCGTTAGCTAACATTTCTGCCGCTCTATCTGGTGAAATATCGTTTTCCATTGCAATACGTCTAACTTCATTTTTAACAACATCATCTGATATATTTCTAATACTAGGTATGCTTCTAAAAACATCTATCAAACCTGAAACGCCTCTAAACGCACCTTTTAAACCTAAATTGATTGCTAAACCTGTAACACCACCTTGTGCGGCTTGTGTAGCATCTTCTATTTGTGTTGCTACTAAACCACTATCATCCGTTCCAACTATCCTTTCACCTATAGTGCCTTCTTTGTCTCCTAAATTATATGCTGCTGTTTCAGCTGCACCGATTCCTAAAATTCGAGCACTTTCTTTTGCAAAATTAGGAAACACCCTAGATGCTTGTTGAGATGTAATAGGCGCTGGTGTTTTTCCTCTTGTTGCCATATAAGCCGCTGCTGATGGCACTAACCCACCTAATATATTTGCTGTTGTAGATGTTTTCGGATAATTTTCTTCACTACTTTGTAATTTGCCTCTTATGTCTGTAATAGCATCTTGATAACTTTCTCCTGTTGTTAATGCTCTTACTGCTGCTTCCATTTCATCAGCTGTGGCAAACGACAAACCTTGTAAAGCGTTTCTTATTCTTTGAGGACCAACATCTTGTAATTCTATAGGCAAAGTATTTGTAGATTCTCCTATAGGAACTACATTCCCTTCAGAATCCATTTGGCCAACAACAGGATTACCGAATCTATCTACATTCGGCTCCTGTACTACATTTCCAAATCTGTCTACTTTTGGCGGCATTAAATTATCCTAATTATTTTTTATGGTTTTTTCATTACCGTATTATCAGGCAGAACGTAACTCGCTCCTGACGGCAATTCATCGTAAATAATTTGACCCTCATCTCCATCAGGTATCACTGTAGGTGCTGCTATTGTGTTTTGTGAAACACCAAAATATGCACCTAGCTCATCATCACCCAGATTAAATCTCATTGCATCGCGTATTTGTTGTGCTGTAAATTCATCCCCTGCCTCTTCTGCTGCGTTTATACCTCTGTATGCTGCACTTGTGGCTATTTCTATAGCTTGTTGTATTTGAGCAATATTACTTTCATTACTAGACCCCAGTCGTGCCGATATTCGGTCTAATCTTGCACCTTCACGCTCTGTAAATTGTGCACCGAAAGTATCTTTTAATTGTGATAATACTGCTTTTCCAAGATTTGCGGAAAGCAAACCTTCTTCAGCACTTTCTACACCAAAAAGCGATTTCGCTTGAATTTTTACTCTGTTTATACCGCCAGTTTCTATTTCTTTTAACAAACCCATAGTTCTGTTCAAAATTGGCAACGTATCAGCAATTCTCAAACCATCATCTATTTGTGTGTTTATTCTTTCACCTCTACCAGAACCTACTGCTCCGGCATAGGATTCTAATCCAGCTATTTCTACACCACTTTTCCTTCCTAAATCTACAGCATCTTCTATTGCAGCTCTGTCTGCTTCTGTTTCATCAGGCAATACACCTATGCCGGGAACACTTATTATTTTTCGTCCATCACCTGTAGTTTGTATTGTAGTGCCATTTGTAAATTTTGTTATTCCAGATGAAGAAGCATCTCTACCTCCTAACCGCATAAAATTTTTAAACTCGTCTGTTCCTTCTTCCAAACCAGCCGCTGCCGCTCTAGCTAACAAACCTAAATAATTAGATGGCATATTGCCTAAACCCATAGCGTCATAACCTTCTATATTTTCGGTCGTTATTTCCCCTGTATTTGGGTCTCTTGTTAATATTTGACCATTTTTTGTTACTTCTAAAAATTCTGGTTTCGCAATATAACCAGCACTTTGTGCTTGGCGTAGAAAATTATCTATTTCTGTATTAGCTCCACTTATATCGCCTCGCAATATTCTGTCTCGTATTTTAAATGTATCTGAGTCATCTTGATTTCGTCCTCTTAACAATGAAATCCTATCATTTAAAATATCTACCGATTCTTTTATACCTTCTTTGTTATAGGCTTGAAGGGAAGACATTAAAGGATTGTCATACATCCCTTCTGTCCATGGAGTATTTTGTTTCCCGCCTATTAGTTTTTTGATTTCTTGAGCATCAGAAATACTGGCTAGCATTAGCTCGTTTTGTTCTTTTTCACGCTGTGCGTCTAAGCTTGCTAAATACTCCATTCCCTTACCTTGATATCCAGCACCAAACCCTGCTACCGCTCTCCCAACTCGGTTTAATAGGCTCGGCTCTTCTGAACCTTGATACAAGGAGCCTTTAAATTTGTCATCTAATGCCATTTTGAACTCCTATTGAATATGCAACTTTGCATAATCGACTTTCAAATAACCATCTTCAGTAGAAACTGCGTCTGGTCTTGTTTCTTGCACTTCTTGTGCTATTACCCCTATCGTTGGATATTTATCAGCACCTAATTCCATGCCTTTTTCATTCCAATCCCACGAGTAAATATTAAATCCATTTTCAACGCCTATTTTTGTAATATTATCTTTTAGTCTAATATCACTGAAAGCAGTTATAGCTGTCCCTACACCGCCAGCCGCTTTTCCTATTTCAGATAACGCCCCAGACCTTCTTTGTGGGACACCGCCTATGAGCGCGGCGCTATTAGCTCCCATGCTTTGCGCCATATTCATTCTATTTGCAGCCGCATTACTTACCTGATTGGCAGTATTAGCACCCGCTTGCGCTAAAATGGCTTGTAAAGCATCGCCTTGCTGCCCTGTCATTTGTGAAATACCAGCACCTTGTGCATTTTGGAAATTCGCTAGATTGCTCATTTGTGAGGCTATATTGCTTGCTATGTCACGACCAGCGGTCATTCTATCCCTGCCCACGTTCTGACCAGTTTGAAATAGGTAATCAGCGCCTCTCTCTGCTCCCCTAGACGCTAAATCGGCTTGCCTTATAGCTCTCTGTCCATAAATATCGGCCATGCTCTCAGCACCCCTAGTGCCTAATGTGGCTGCTTGCTGTGAAGCATCAAGTCCAGTTCCTGTTATCGCTTGAAGATTGCCTATTTGATTTTGTAAATCTTGGCTTGCTAATCCTTGACTGTATTTGGCTAATTCTTTTTGTACGTTGCCGCCACCAAGACCGCCTATTGCTGCCGCATTTCTAGCTACAGCCCTCTCGCCCCTGTCTTGCAAAAATTGCATTTGTGGTGAGGCCTGATAAGCCGCATCAAAGGCTTCTTTGCCTAATGACCCGCTCAATGCTAATTGTTTTTGTAAGGCAGATTCACCACCTACCCTGTAAGGGTCAAACATTCCCTGATTCTGGAAATATTGCTTACCGATAACACTAGAAGCATCTGTAGCGCCTAAACCAATTAAATTACTGGCTGTATTAGTGCCTCTCTGTATTCCAGTTAATGCGCCAGATAATCCTTGCGCTTGAGCATTTTCTGCGCCTATTAATCCAGTTTCATTACCAGTGGATTTATAATCTTTCGATTGATTAGCGAAATCGCCCATATCAACGCTAGTAGCGTTAGGGTCATTGGCATTTATTGTTTTTAAATTATTTTCAACATACTTAGTGTCTACACCGTAAATTTTAGCGGCTTCTTCGGCCGTTAGTTGGCCGCTATTTATTAATCCAGCAACTTTTAACGTATCAGCCTGAGAATATTGTCCGCTAGCATTAGCTGGAGGTAAATTTAAACTACCTGTATTAACCCCACCTGCACCTGCTGCTGTGCCGCCTGCTGTACCTCCTACCGCGCCACCAGTTACACCGCCAGTTACACCGCCAGTTACACCGCCAGTTGTGGCTACTCCACCTTTTGTATCATCTTTCCCACCAGCTACATCATCTTTCCCACCAGAACCCACTTTTCCAGTTAAGGCGTCAAGATTGCTCTGAATTTCAGCTTGCGGCACATTATAAAAATTAGACGCTTGTGCTGTTGTTAATTTCCCATCTTGTAATAATTTTGTTACTTGGTCTATTTCACCTTGTGTATAGTCACCATCTGCGTCAGGCAATCCTAAACTACCTTGCAACCTCGTATTATTGATTTGATTTAAATTAAATTTGACTTCATCTGGTGTTACGCCATATTGCGCAGCAATTTCCTCAACGGTAGTTTTACCAGAATTTAAATCGTTAACCACAGCATCTATTTGTGCTTGTGTATATTGTGGTGCTTGTGGTGCTTGTGGTGCTTGTGGTGTTCCTAATCCTGTCGGTGCTTTCGTGAGATTAGCAGCGCCTTGCGCCACCAATGGGTCACTTTGATTTATAAAAGCGTCATTACCTTCTTGTGTTCCTAACGAACCAGAACCAATGCCATAACTTGCATCGCCCGGACTGCCACTTGCCGCAGTAAAGTTATCAGCACCCGACACAAAGGAAGAATTAAGAGGAATCGCGTCAGGATTGTTTGCATAAAATGAAGCGTCATTAAGCATTGAATTGTCATTAGCAATACCACCTAATTGCTGTGGTATTTGATTAGAAATCCCTAGAGCTTGAGCAGCTTGCGATGCAGTACCCGCTGGCATATTAAACATTTGTTCCAACTGCGCAGAAGTCATATTATCAGCCGCTGCTTTTTGAAATACTTTTCTTTGTAAATCAGGCGGTATTACTTGGCCTTGTGATGCTAATCTTTGTGCCTCTACAATTGGGTCCATTATACTCTCCGACCTTCTTCGTTACGTCTGCGTGTCATTTCTGTCGTGTATTCTGCATCTAAAAATGGATTAATAGGGTCATATTGAGCAAGTATTCTTAAATAGTCTGGATTTGTAATTGATTCTGGCAATTTCTGCTGCGCGTAACTTGTGTCATACGTTATATTTGCGGGCTGTGTCGGCATATTGATTGGCTGACCCTTAATAGCCTGAGCATACATATTCATGCCGTCTATCGTAGCTTGTTGAGCATTTCTACTACCTTGATTAAAAGCATTCATTTCCTGCGGCATAGTTTGACCCAAAACATCCAAACCTTGTCCTATCCCTTCGCTAGAAGCGTGTATTACGGAAGGAGTCGATTGAGCAACATCTTCCCGCCCTGTTGCCGTTGCAAATGCAGACTGTCTATTGCCTTTCTCCGTTTGGTGAATTTGTGCTGTTTGAGCACTTTTATCTGAAATAAGTCCACTCATAATATTGCCTCAATCTGTGGTTTCGTTATACCTAATATCCATTGGTCATGTAATTGACCATATTTTTTATATGATTTTTTTAACTTACCTTCAACCTGCAATCCATTTTGTAATGCAAACAATTTAATATTTCGATAGATAACAGGCGTTTCAGCTATTAATTTTTCAAAGTCAATATTTTCTACCAAATACAAATACAACTCTTTAGCCGCCTTATAAGCATTATGACCTCTATATTGTTTTGGTATGGCTGGATGCACACAATAGGTTACCCCATTCCTGCGCTCCAATATCCACATCCCCTCAAAATCTTTCATTTTTTGTATTAAATAATCTAGCCTAAAATTAGGCTCAAACTCTTCGTACTTGTATCCATCTTCTGCTATTTCTTCAAATATCTCTGGCGTGACAAAAGATTTTATTACTTCTACATTTTGTGTTTCATATATCAAACTAAAACCCACCCTCTCTTTCTGTCTCCACCTATTTCGGCAACCATCTTCCTATACTGTATTGTTCCAGCACCGCCAGCAGTATCTAAGTAAAGACTAAATTGTCTAGCCTCTACGTTCCCCTCTGGTGTTCCGCTACCAGTTATCGGAATGCTCAATGCGGCTTCTTGCGTAAATTGTCTAAAAGCCACAGCCATCGTTCCATCATCATCAATAATAGGCTGTGCGACATTTAATTTATAGCTCACAAAGAATTACCAATAATGTTAGCCGTTAACTGTATCAATACAGGTTTTACAGGGTCTGTTAGAGTAAATCTATACATTTCATACCTAGCGACCCTCCCGTTCCTTCTCCAAATAGCTCGTCTATTCCTTTCGCCAATTTTTCCTAATGTTCGGTAACGCATAGGACTCCATGTCATTCCGTTTTGACTGCGCTCCATACCTATTAATGGCTCTGGCTCATTTTGTAAGCCGACACCTGACTCAGTTGTTAATTCGAGATAAGGCACAGTAAATGACTGCATATTGTTTTGAAAAGGCTGTGTTACTAATCGCCTTTGTATCGTATTTCCATATTCTGTATATACATCTGCATCTAACTTTCCTATTTTCCCATCTTCAATATCGCCACAAAAAACTTGGTTATAGGCTTGAACCATTGAGTTAACACGATATGCACCTACAACGCCTGATATACTAGATTTCCTTTCATGCCATCTTTGAGAAATAGTGTCGTAAACCAATGTTGATGAAGGTAAAGCAAAGCCGACAAAATAAGCGCCTTTCTTAGCATACGACCATGAATATATTGCTTGGACTTGTGTCTGTGTAAGCTCATCCAGTAAATTATCAATAGCGGTAGTGCTAACCTTTGTTAGTTGATTCCCTGCTAACGACCATATTGCGGGAGATTCATTCTCGCCAGAACCTACGAATATAAATGTATCGCCTATTTGTTTTACACTAAATGGGGCGGCTATTCCTTTGCTTAAAAACAATCCTGTTCTTTGAAAAGGAAAGTCAGCACCACCAATATTTTGAAACGCCTCTATTGTTTGACTGCCTGCTATATATAACTGGTTTTTAAATACTACAGGAGCAACAATATCATCAGGGTCTGACTCAGCCGTACCAAAATCTAAAGCGTTGTAATTCAATCCATCATTTAGTGAACTGACAATAAACTTTTTAGTGTCTGTAGTGAGACAAAAATACCCATCTATAAAAACTACCTGCTGCGGGTTTCCATTCGCAGTAAAATCGCTATCCGTTATTTGTGCAAACGCATCAGTAGAATGATTATAGATGTAACCATTACCGCTAGGAACCAAAACTAATAGCTGTGTACCATTGTCAGCCATAGAAACTCTATTAGTTCCAGCAATAGTTCCTAAATTAGTCGCTGAATATGTACCAGATGATTCTGTTAGCTTATAAAGATTAGTTCCATTGACAAAATACGGTATTCCATTCATCGCATGAGCGCCACGATTTAATTGAGTGTCTAATGGCGTTGCTGTAGTTGCTACTTCAGAAAGTCCGGGAGTTCCTAATAATGTTTCTTGATTTAACGCAGATGTTTGAACGATATTAGGATAAAAGTTAGTACATTCTTGCGCAGATATAGGCAAGCTGTCACTTACATAAAAACCATTGGCTATTGGTAATTGCGTTATTGCCACGTTAGTTCCTAACTAGATTTGAATACTGCGTTAGTTGCTACTAAATTATCTGTGCTTGTGTCATTAGCTATAAATATTTCAAAGTAATCATTAGTTGCCGCCGCATACGTCCACGTTAAAGCGATGTTTTGGTCAGCTGTTCCTAAAACCGCTGTAACTCTTGAAGCGTCTATTTTCACACCATTTCTAGCAAGATATACAGAAACCGTTTGAGCAGAGGCTGAAGCTGTTTTTATAGATATAGTCGCATCAAAATTAATATCTATGCTTGTTCCACCGCTATATGTAAGCCTACCAGCAGTAGATGGTGTCACTGTAGATGTCTTTTGTGCCGTCCAAGTTCCCGCTACCAATACGGCTGTACCCGCTCCGGCTATAGTTGTTGCTGTAGAATTACCCTGTAAACTTCCTAAACCACCTATCAATGTGTCCGCTGTTTTAGCAACAGTTATATAGTTGCTGGTAGTGGTTAGGCTTATTCCCGAACCCGCTACCAATGAAGCTATAGTGGGCTGTGCGGCTGTTGTATCTTTGAATAAGGCGTGACCTGTGCCGTCTGCTAAAAAATTATGCTTGATTTCACAACCTTCTGAAGCAGAAACGCTAGAAGTAATACCAGAGCCATTTTCGATATTACGAATACGATTAACCGTACCCGATATATTTAATATTGGTGTACCACTTGCAGAACCTAATGTGGTTATAGTGCCTGTTACCCCCAACCCAGCAACAAAGTCAGAATATGCTATTTTATAGTTTGTATTGCTTACAAAAAAATCCATATAGCCGCCAGCAGTTACGCTAGTCTTTGCTATAAAACTACTTTTTTTGCGACCATCTGAGTTGTCTACCATTGCAATCTCGCTATGTAGTATTCGTTTCTAATGATATTGCGCCAGTTGTCTCCGCAAGTATTTCAGTTTCACTATCTGCATAGAAATGACCCGCCACACCAATTTTACTGTTTCCTTCATTTCCACTACCAATCGGCAATGTAGAAGGCATTTTGCTACTACCCATTGTTTGACCAATTAGCCGCATCGTTTTCATTCCTTCCTTTGCGGCTTTAACCAATCCTTCTGAAATTTGCCCACCGTAATCGGGTGCAACTTCTATAGCCATATTAGCTATTACGCCCCTTAAAGCCCCACTAGGAATAGTGACATCATCACCGAGGTCTGACACTTCTGTAAAACCTAGAGCAACGCCTTGAGCGTTCAACTCATTCATATAATTATTTAATGCAAAAATATAATCTTCGTACTCGTCTGGCTGTAATGGTGCTTCACTAGACTGTACTAATATTCGCTGTAATGATGATTTGGCAACTTGCGCAACTGTAGCCATCAGTTAGTCCTTTTTGGCGGCTTTTTTCTTGGTTTTCTTCTTAGCTGTACTGCCTTTCGGCCTCCAGCCTAATTCTTTAGCAAATGATACAGATTGCTCATTAACTTCTATTTCTGCGCCATTAGGCTTGACAAATATTTTCATAATTACCTCGAGAAAATGAAAGGGGGCTTTCACCCCCAATCATATTAGACACCAAAGCCTTGGCCCGCAAAGAACGGATTGAATGTTGCGTATGCTGGCAACAAGTCAAAACGTATTTTTTGCTGGTTAGTATCACCGTCTGAATATTTACTAACTCGGATAGACATACCATCAGAAGTAGTAGCAACAGTATCAGTGCTATATAGCTTAGGTAACTTGACAGTACCAAGACCAAATGCTTGCTTATGATAAAACATATTTGGCTGGTACAAAGTAGAAGCTGCACCCAGAAGAGTAACAACATCACCAGATGCCAAAGCGGTATCTGTTGTATTGTATTGTCCATTAGCTTCAAAGATGCCTGCACCCGCTATTACTAGGTTTCCAGCACCAGAGCCGTTAAGTGTAACATCTTCTGTAACAGTTCCCGCAAATTTAATATTTGCCGCAGAACCATCCAAGATTGTGCCTCTGCTAGAGAGATTTAAACGACTGCGACCTGTAACTTGGATAACTTCACCCGCTTTAACAGTTCCATTGGCTGAAAAAGCCGTAACTGGTAGCGTTTGAGTCATCGTATCTTTAGCAGTTACATAAGTAACATCAGGCGCTCCACTTAATGTACCAGCCCTATCACTGCAAGTACCAGAAGTGTAATCAGCCAAGCCATTAGAAGTAAGTGCAGACAAACCAGCAAAATTACTAGAAATCTGTGCTTTTTCCCATGCTGTTCTGACTAAGCCATCGGATGCGTTTAAACCATTTTGCGCACTAGCTAGCCCAGCAGTAGTAAATGGATTCATTACATAGTAACGGTCTCCATCTGTAGGAACACCAATGGAATCCATTAATGCGCCTGCACCTGCTACATCAGACCATGCGTCTACTACAGTTCCGGGAGCGCCATAGTGCAAGTTACAATTTTTAATCATGTAACTACCTAAGTCAGTCTCTAAGTCTGTAACAATACGCCTAGCCATTGGAGCTAGTATTTCCTGTAACTGGTCTAATTCTAACGCTTCTTCAACATTTCCCCATGATGTGGCCACAGTAAAATAGTTCTGTACTGTACCAGTCGCTTTACCAGCAACAATATCGCTTTTAGTCTGACCAGTTAAATCACCGCCAGATGTGCGAATAGAGTTGTAGTCGTGAGGGCGTTTGAAGTCTACATTAGACCCGCTAGAAGGATTGAACTTGCCGCTAAGAAGTTGTGTGTTGACGGTTTTCGTTAGAACACGATTTGATTCAAATGCGTCTAAAAAAACCCTCGCCACCTTCCGAGTGACATTTGAGGATAAATTATTAGCCATGCTAAACCACCTTTACTCAAAAGTAGCACCCTTAGGACCTCCTTGCTTTTTCTGCTTACCACTACCAGCAGGTCTATCAATCGGGTCAGGCGCTTGATTAATATTCGATTTAGCCAAACTCTTCAATTTCGTATTTACTTCCGTATATATGTAAACAGCGGCTTCGGACGGTCGCATTTGTAATACTTTGTCCGCTTCTAAAGGGTTTTGCCCTAAATACCTAGAGATTAAAGGACCATTTTCTTGATTTATAATAAATCCAGCCAATTCGTCACTCAAACCACTATTGTAAAGGTTATTGCCTGCTTCTCGCAGTTCTTCTTTCGTAATGCCTAAATCTGTCGCTCGTTTTTCATATTTTTCGGCAAGCTGGTTAGTTTCTTCTTGCTGTTTCCTTAATTGTTCGGCTTGAGCCATTCTTGCGGACTCTTGCTTAGCAACGGCAACAGCATCAGAATTAGCTTTGGCAACAATAGCTCTATCCCTGTTCTCCACCGCCTTTTTGTAATCAGCATCAGTCATGCTAAAAGCATCGGGCATTGGTGGCACTTCAACAGGAATGGGCTTGTTAACCTCATTCTCTAACTCATTCAAACGATTCTGCAAACGTAAGTTTTGTCGCTCTACTTCTCGGAGAGATTTAACTTTTTTGCCAATCTGTTTGTCTAATACCTGTTGTTGAGCTTCACTAAATACTACTTTTTCTTCCGGTGATGAATCCGTTTCGTCAATATTTTGACTATCTACATCAGTTTCCTGTACAGAATCGTCAATATCTTGACTTGGTTCAGTCTCATTATCTTCAAGCGTTATTTCAGCCTCATCGACATCTGAATCTGTTTGCATCTTTTAGCCTCGCTATGAGTATTTCCTAGATTACGGTCTAGTACCTAGTTGCGGAATATACCACAATTTCTTTAGTTAAAAAGGTCTTAATTCATTTTTCTTATAGCCGATTGCCCTTTGTTGACCATTTTATTCATAGCCGATTTCCCATTAGGTTTGCTCGACATATTATCGGTAACTTCAGTTATTTGGATGAGAGCATCAGGCAAAGGATTGTTTATCTCTTCCATTTTCTGGAAGTTTTCCATTTCTTTATGTTCGTTTTCTAAATTTTTATTTATGTTATCTAAATCTTGAGCTAACTGTTTGCCAGCGTTTTCGTTTAATTTAGCGCCAACCTCTTGCGCTTTTATCTGTGTATCTAGTCTACCTGTCTGAGCATTAAACTGAGCTATTTCATTTGCAAACTGGTCTTTTAATGCTTGGTTATTTGTCTTTTCAGCATCTATTTGTAATTTAAACATTTGATTTTGCGCCTGCAACGCATCTGTTTGAGCTTTCATCAATTCGGCTTGGCCTTTTTTATCTTCTGCCATAGCCAATATCATAGCAGGGTCTTGAGGCTGTTCCATTTGCGCTGCTTGCTGTTGTTCCATTAATTCTTCTTCAGTTAGCTGGTCATTAGGAATAAGACCTTGCGCTACCATCTGAACACGCTTTCTGTCAGATATTTGCTTAGCTCCCGGAGTTGCAATATTGTCCAATAATATATCTCCAGCAACTGCCGTAATACTTGGGTCTACAGCCGCTAGGCTTGTAATAGCTTCCAATGTTTCTTTTTGTCTATTCTGAAAACTAGCACCCGCATTAACTTGTATGTCATAACTACCTATTGACAAATCATCCAGCAAAACCATTTGCCCTGTTCTTTGGTCTAAGACTAACTGCCCACTATTTATATCCGCATAATCATAGGTCTTATCTTCTTTTAATATTCTTACTGTTCTTTTCGTATCATATATTTTCGGTATTGCATCAATCAGAATGCGGCCTGTAGCAGCTATAGCATACTTCAAGCTAGTGAAATACTTTACTGTTGAATTGTCACCTTTATTTTGTAGAGTCTCTATGGCTACACCAGATTGAGCACTAGGGTTATTCCCCATATTTGCCGCAAACATACCTGATGTATAGCTAATCATTGAGCGCATACTTTCGGATATTTTACTCAGTCCCGGATTTATTGTTGCGCCGCCTATCTGTTGCGGTGGTGGAGCCTCAGGGTCTGGATTATAAAACTGTACAGGGTCAGAGTTTGTGTTCATCGTACGCAAAGAATCCTCATGGCCCGCTGCCTGCGTTGTAGTCATCAGAAATTTAGCTCGTGGTGCTAATGCGCCCTCTTCAATCTCCCTTGAAATGGAGTAATTAAGCACCCGCTGGCTGTCTATTAGCTTTTCGACCACACCCCAATAGATAGTCTTGTCTTCATATATTTTATAATTTCCATATAAAGGAACTACGGGGATTGTGCTAAATACAGTTTCTTTCTTTTCTTCGAGCCATTCTTTATTGTCAAAGAAACGGCTACAAACAAATTTTTCTTTTCTAATTCTTCTTCGCTCTTCCGTTACTGGCTCCATTGCCATAGCCAAGTCATCTTTAACCTTATCCCACTCTTCAGCTTTATGCGTTTGACCATTACTAGCCAAAACCAATTCTCTGTCTCTATACTCAACATACATCAACTCGCCAACAAGTATAGTTTCAGCCTTATCATAGTAAGCTTCGCCATCCCGAGATTCTTCAATCCCCTCACCCTTACCATCAGGCCATCTTTTCTTGTATTCTTCCTTAGAAACAGGATGTAAGACAAAACAACAAGTAGCATCTGATTTATCTTGCTTCTGAGCGCTTGGGTCAAACCATACTCTATCAACAAAGTTATGTATTTTTTCTACGACTAAATCTTGGTCAAATGTGTCATCATCTATGTATTTCTGACTAACGCGCCACCCATCAATACCTCCTATAACCATACCTCTAGCGGACTGACTATAGATATGCTTAGAATCAGATATTGATTCTATGTTTCTAATTAAACCATCATAAGTATTGCTAATGGATTTTGTGGCATTACCCCCTGCCGGATTTACCTGTATATCGAAATCTGCTTGTTCTATTTCTCCACAAACTTGGTCGATAATGGGGTTACACATATCAAACGTGTATCGTGGCTTTTTCTCGTTAGTATTCCACCAATATGGCTCCCATTGCCCATTTCGCTTATCCAAAAATAAATGCGCCTCTCTTGCCTGCTCCCTTAAATCTTTGTCTGCCTCTTGAGCATCAGCAAGTTTTTCAAGCACTTTTTCGTGATTTTCATATTGACCTTCATAACTGTCATCATCATTGTATTTTTCCATCACTGACCCCATCCCGAAAAATTTAGCTTAATGTGGTTATCCTTCATCAAATTTGGTCGATACATAGCCATCATCAAAGCATCGCCCATATTTGGCGATGGTAATTCGTAAGGCTTTTTAGCCATATCTACTTTAGACATGATTTGTATTTTGCCCATGTTATTACGTTTTAATGGAATTCTACACACTTCTGCACGTAATTGGTCTATATTTTCTATTTTACTTGACAAACTAATTAATTCATCAGGGTCTATATATTCGCCTTTAACTGCTCTGTTTGTGGCTTCAAATCTATCTCGTAATCTCCACCAATACTGTGCGCGTTTATTAATAAAAGTTTCCTTGTTAGATTTGCTTTTGCTCTTGCCGCCTGCCGTGTAAGGCTTCTCAGCATCTTCCACTGCTTCTGAGCCTTTAAACATAATGTAGTCTATTTTCTTATCGGTTAATGCGTTATCAACTTGACGCTTTAAACTTACACCCAGCCCATCACAATCCCAAACAAAATAATCCGAATTTGCTTTTAGTGCTTTATCTATAGCCCAATCCATACCTTCTGCTGCATCACCTGTTACTTTTTCTGATACATCTAGTATGACGTTGCCATGTCTGACGGCAAAGCCTTTACTGTCTCCACCTTCATCACTAGGGTCATGGCTGGCTATAATTGCACCTTCTTGTTTTATACCTAGCTTTTCATGCGCGTCGACAGCATTGTCAAACCAGTCGACAGGAATAATAGTGTCATCTATTTCATCGTAGTACTCTCCCTCCCATATATGCCTGTATAATGCCGTTGGCATGGTTTTTTTATCATGTATTCTCTCTTGCTCTAATACCTCTGGGAATAACTCATTATCATCGTGATTAATCCAGACAATTAAATGTAAATCATCCTCATAATAACCATTTCGTCTTAATTCTTTTTCATAAGGTTTTATAAATCTTTGGCTAAAAGGGTCAACACTTGAACGCGGATTGCCTGAAAACCATATTTCTGAATCGGCTATACGCAATGTAGGTGTCAATGCTTTCAAACTGTTAAAACTTATCGTCTGACTCTCCTCTACCCAAAAGCGTTCGAAACCGTGCATGGATTTTACTCCATCGGTATTGCGAGCTAACCCACGAAACTTGAAAGCTGGTACACCTTCGTAAAGTATTTGATTGTTATATATTTCAAAGCCTTGCAAGTTTAATCTGTCTATTTCATCTGCAAGTATGGCTAGAACACTATCGTCAATAGATGATTGAAATTCTCTAAAACACGCTGTTTTTATACCTTGTGTCTGTGCTGCCATTAAACAACAATCAGCAAAGGTCATAGATTTACCACTACCTCTACCGCCAATAGCAACCTTGAATCTTTTAGGAGTTTCCACTAAAGGCAAGAGCTTCGGCGGTATCAGCATAGTAGGCATTACTTAATAAGCCTCGCCATTAACTCATCTATGTTTCGCAGGTCGTTTTTATCTACAGCATGGTTTATAACTTGTAAAGGCCATCGTTTTGGCTCTTGGCGCAAAATATAGAGACCCCATTGCCATCCCACTATAGAACATTCTTTAATATTCCTGTCGTAATGTATTAAGACATATATAGTTTTTGGATTAACAGTGCCTTTTTCTACTAAAAGTGTATCGCCTCTTGAAGAAGTTTTGACATCTACAGGTATTTTTTCGATACCGTCACCTATTACTAAGCCTATTTTGAAATCTTTACCACCATCTCCCTCACTTTTAAAAGATAAGTCTGCGCAAATATTGAATGTTTTTGAAAAGTATTGTTCGCCTACAATACCTATAGCTGTAGTATTTTTCCCTAAGAATCTTTGAAATTTGCCTGTAACACTGTGTTTGGCATCTCTTTTTTTAGCTATAGCATCGACAAAGTCATTCACTGATTATTCTCAATAACCTTAGAATTGTTCATGACTTGTATTTTCCACACAAATGGCTGTTCTTCATCGCCTACAATTTCGTGCCTGTCTGTTTCTTTCCAACCTGCTTGTGTCTTTAAATAAAAGATAGCCGCACTCGTATTACCATTTTGTGCCTGCTGTATAAGATTAGCCGCTACAGTCACTATGGCTTTCGATTTTCCTCTTTTATATGCGGTAAAAACTTCTTCTTGTCTTTCTTCTACAGCTCTAAAAGTTTTTTCTGTCATTCCATAGTATTCTGCAATTTGTTTTTTGCTTAACATAGACGCTAGTTTTTCTACTTCCTCTGCTTGTACAGGCGTAAGCACTTTAGCGGGTCGTCCCCCACCTTCACCTTGATTACCTTTTTTCATTAGCAAATCCGTCATAACAATACCAAATTAAACTATTTCTATAACCGTTATCATGTGTTTTTACAATTTCTGTAACGCCATGCTTATTCCTCCAAGCAGGGTAAACAAGCATAGAATTGTTTGCCGAGTCTATTGTTAAATCGTAATCAGGCAAATAAAGATTACCGCCTTTTGCGTTTAATCTTTTTGTAATAATGACATTTACACAGTTTTTCACGTTGCCTGTATCTTGGTGAATATCTGCGGATATATTGTAATTGCTGATAGAGCTAGTAAACATTTCAGCAAATCGCCATTTTTCTGGCACTCTATCTATCATTGCCTCGTTATGTTTTTCGTATATTTTTGGTGCAATATCTTTGATTATTTTTGAAGATTTCACACCTGCTATTGTCATAGCTTTTACAAATGTTCTAGCTGTCTTGGAAAGATGCACTGATGAGCGTGTCGCATAACTGCGCCTCATATGCTGCTTTGGTGGTACGCTACCTATTATGCAACTGTATTGTTCTACTGATTTTTCTTTTTCCATCATCCCAGAAGAACGCCTCATTGTAGATTTCGGCACTCTCTCAGAATTTAATTCTATGTCTGCTATTTGTACTAAATTTTTTATTTCGCTTGGTAGTTTTTTTAAATAAAAACCAATCACTTCGCCGTCATCAACAAATAAACTATCTTCTAATACGTTAGGCTCATTATTTGGCGGTCTCTGCCCTATTTTATAACTATTCTCTATAGGTTCTAAATGTAACTGTTTCATTTTTCAAATAAAAATACATTTGTGCAAGGTGGAAACCATGATTGTTGCCAATAATATTCTCTTTTGTCGTTATAACAAATCGTATTCCAAGCTGCTTCTACCCTATAATCTTGTTTTTGTTTGTCTATAACTTTCCATATCCTTTCTAAACTGTTGTCTATATCGAAAGACCACTCATAAACTAATTTTTTAAATTTATGTTTTAAATTCTCTAGAATAAGCATTTCAGCCCCTTCTATATCCATCTTACAACAATCTATATCATTTGCTTCTGTTTCAAAATTTAACGCTGGCACTTTTAGCCCTTTGCCATTCCAATTTTTTATAATCGAATTACGCCACACGTTATTATTATTTCCTATAAACATATTTACGTGCTTTGTGTCATCATGAACGAGTGCTGCTTGTTTTATTTCTGCCTCTAAGTTGTTGAGTTTTAGGTTTTTTTCTATCATCTTGCAGTTGTGAGGGTCTGGCTCATAGACGGTTACTATTGCCCCTTGTTTAGCAGCTAATAATGTAAAAGCACCTACGTTACCGCCAGCATCTATCCATTTTTCATTTTTCTCTATTTTCATCCCTCTTTTTTGATATGTATTTTTCCCTATTACTTCTTCAAAAGTTTTGAAATCACTGAAACCTTCTCTATGATAAAACTCAATATCGTTTATGGATTGTTTATGCAGTTTCATTTTTTTCTTTTTCTGCTAGCAAATAATCTAATATCATTTTACCTACATAACCGCCTCTATCACGCCAATACTTTACTACCTCTTTTGCTGGCTCATAATGCTCAGTATCAAACTCTATTTGTATAGCTTTCTTTACATCATCAGCAAACCTATCTAATTGCGCTTCACTGTCTTCTAGGTCTAACGCGCCATAATCGGGTGATTCTATAAACTCTGGCAATTCGTCCCAACCCAACAAAGTCACGTCAAAATCTAAATTAATCAACTCATCAAGTGATAATTGTAGTTTTTCTTCATCCCATCCAGCATTTAACGCTAACTTGTTATCTGCAATAACGTATGCTTTGCGTTGTGCTTCTGTTAAATTTTCTAGTGTAATCGTAGGTACTTCTGGAATGTCTAACTCTTTAGCAGCTTCTAAACGACCATGACCTGCTATTATTGAGTTGTTTTCATCTATGAGTATAGGATTAGTAAAACCAAATTCTTCAATAGAATCAGATATCTGTTTTACCTGTTTTTCGGAATGAGTGCGCGAATTGTTGCTGTAAGGCTTGAGCGTATTAATAGCTCGGTAAGTAAGTTTTAGCATAATGCCCTCCGTAAAGGTAGTGACATTATGCCATTACTTATATTTAAACGTCTAGTTAATACATTAATTTTGGTTTCCAATACTTTGAACGTATAACCCTAGCGCCATCCCTTTTATCGCCTCGGTAAAATACTTTACCTTCTTTTTCCAACTCCTTTGGTCTACTAGAAACACTCCCGCCAGTAAGCTCTGGGCATTTACGTTGCATTTCTTTTACCGTAATTCCTGTCTCGCCTGACTCCGAAATCATCGACAAAACCTTGCTCTTTAAGCTCTCAACAGGTGCTATGATAGCGGCTTGTCTGCTTGTTTCGGGGTCTGTTTTTCTAAATAACCTATTAAAATCTGTGTCCAAACTTTTGTAATAACTCATAATTTTTCCTTTATATTTGAATATTTTTATACATTTCGTCTAGCTGCTTATTGCTTTTTTCTATTTCCTCCATAGTCAAATCGAATGTCCTAATTAGCGTTTCGGCTGGAAGCATCAATATCGACTTTCGGCTTTTCGGGTTTTCTTTTCGCCATTTGCTGCACAAACATACTAAAAGTGGAGTGTATGGTAAAAACCCATTACTTTCTGAACTAAAGAATTTTTCATATTTACCATTTTTGAACTTATGCTTGGCATCTGGATTTTTTTTACCAGTTACCACCTCATGAATCATAATAGAGCAGACCATTATAGGGTGGCAGTTTGTTACCTTTGCTTTTATTAATGATTTTATAACCCCATCGAAAATGTGGTAAATCTCAGGGTTTTCATTATCGAATTTCCTAAATTTAGGCAACCACTCGGTACTGTCACCTAAATCCATCTCAATAAGTTTTCTTTCAAAACTATCCATTATAGGTCTCCTTTTTTTGAAATATTTTTAATCAATAAATTTAATGTATCCATTATTCCTTACCTGCCCCTACAGTCTGGTTTTAGGTTTTTATAATCTGGCCAATAACCATTACAAAAGTTATCTACATACAAGGCCTCGGCGTCTAGTGCGTCTTGAAAGGTTGTATTGCTAATCACCAACAACCCAATTATCAATAACAATAAGCTAATCACTTTCATCATAGTTCTCCTGTAGCTAACTTGAAAAACTTTTTCACAAACTTAGGCACTTCAGTTCCACGACCAAACGTAGTAAGTTCATTGTCCTCATCCAGATACGCCCAGTCTCTATCTGCTAGCCCCTCATCCTCATTACTAACATCTTTTACAACTACAAATTGGTAGTAATCCCCATTATCTTCTCGCTCTTTCTCTATCCCATAAGGTTCTAAATTGTTCAAGGCAATGTTGGAAGTACCCATTTGTTTCTTGTATTCCGCAATAGTGGTCTTGCTATCAAATGAAAAGAAGTGATTGTGGTCTAAAACTTCACCATCTTTTGAAGTTGTTTCCCAGTCAAACTCATAGCTTACGTTGTTAGGTTTGTGCTTTCTGTATCTCATCATAGTTCTCCTTTGGTTATGCACATCCTTGTGCTGTTTAAATTAGTCTCTGAATTTTTGTTCTGCTTCCCACTCCAGCTTCGCTTCCCAATCCGAATCAGTCATAACTGGATTATACTGTCCAATTTCTTCACTCATATCTTTGGCAATAAGCTTCGGCAATCTTTCTCTAACCGATGAAATCATAAGAGCCGCAGCTTCGACATTTTCATTTAATACTATAGCCTCAACCTGCTCCAAAAGCGCCCAGATAGGATAATCATCAAAACTGGTACAGCTTTTTAAGTCATTATCTATAAGCTCTCGGCAAGCCGGACTAATTAAATATGGGTTTGTTTTATCACCGTTCATTTTTTCTCTCCGGTTATGCACATCCTTGTGCGTTAAAATTAAACTTCTACTAATTTTAGATTTCCGTTATTGGCTATCCTTTTAAGAAAATCTTTGCTGCGAATCTCTTCAAGCAAAGCAATATCTTCATCTGTTATGCCCTGCACTAAAGGAAAAGAATTTATGAATCTAATTACTTTCTTTGCGCTTGTTTTCGTTTTTCGCTCTCTCATTTCTTTCAGCAAAGCATCAAGGACTTCTGTTGCTGTCGTTTCTTTTTTGTACATGAGGTCGCGCATTTGGGTCATTGTTAATGTTTCTAGCTTTTGTAATGTCATTTTTTTTCTCCAAGTTATTAATCAATGTTGACACCAATTATGAGAGAGCTACCCTAAGAAGTAAAATATTTTTTTACATATATTCAAAGATTTAGCTGTTTTCTTAATTCCTCCAATTTTTGCTTTAATTTGCTTTTTTCCATCACTTTAGGGTTATGCTCTAATTTCGGGTATTTGCGCGGTTTAAACGCCTCACAATACTCTATTAATTTACCTAGGGTCATATAGCCGTCATGCTTTTCTATTGCTCTAACGGCTTTAAAGAAGGTCTCAGAGGTATATTTAGATGCTATTCCGTTGTACCAAGTCTTAAACTCAATACTTTTTCTGTCATTTTGCATTAATTCCCAGTGAATAATGCCGTATGACTGTAAAATTCTTATTCCTTTAGCAAAATCACCCTCATTGAAGTTGTATGAGGGCTTCGTCTCGTTTTTCTTGTTTTGTACGTTTATTGAAATTTCGCTGATTTTTTTCATTTATTTTTTCCTCTTTCCATTTCTGTTGTCGATTGACCCAATTCGTAGCGCAAGATTTCCAATTTTTCATAGTAACTTTGCCGACCACCCAACCCTTAGATTCATAATAATTAACAAATTCTTGTGCCGATTCTTCTGCATTTTCTGTTTTTTGTTCTATATATTTTGCTACTTCATCAACAGAAGGCTTTATAAATTGGTTATTGGTTATTGGTTTTTGGTTATTGGTTAGTAGTGCGTTCGCATTGCTTTTGTTGTCCCACCGTTTTTCTGCTGCTTTTTTTGCCTTCTGGGATTTTTCTTTATAGTGCGCTATTTCTTTGTCACACCTTGTATGATGGTATTGACCCTTTTCTTGATAAAAATATTTATGTAATAGATAACAAAGGGCTTCCGATTCTGCGTCTTCTTTTATTGAAAATATTTTTTCTAACTCACTTATTTCCATACACAGCGGTTTTTCTTCTCGGTAATAATGCAATAACATCTGCATATAGATATCTCTTTCTATTCTGTTTAAATAAGCGGTTTCTACCGTCCAATCCCCAATATGCAAATTAAAATAATTCATAATTTCCCCATTTTATATTCAAACGGCAATTCTCATTCATTAATCCATAAAAGTAAAATTTAATTTTACATTTACAGGAATATAAAGTACAATAGTTTTTTGCACACAAAAAATAGGAGAAAATTATGACATTTATGGGAAAACTAGACGCACCTTGTAGCGCAACTTCAGCAGAAATATACGAGGATTTGAAATCAATGAATAATAGAATCGAGATTTCAGAAGAGCAAAAGAAGGAAAAGGCTATTGCTTGGCTCGGAGAATCAGATGATAACCTTTGGGAGGCTATCGGATATGAAGGTGTCCAACAAAAGCAAATAATAGCTGATGGTAAGGTGGTCTTCGTTACCGGAATGGATATATCGGACAAAATTTGTGACCTTATTGATAGAGCCACCTCTGGCGATATTACGTCCTATACACGGCTAGGCGAATTGATAGCCGACCAAGCCATTGAGTATGCAAAACTCGTAACCGAGGATAAAACATGAGTGATTTGATATTTCTTCGACCAGACGGCTCTAAGGAAGAGATGGACATCAAGGACGCGGACAAGATAAGCGTTGGCGAGGCTATGGCCAGCATGAAACGCAATGTTGACAAGATGCTAGATGATGACCCATCACTAAAAAATCATGTTGAAACTGCTAGGGAAAATTCTATAAAAACTCTGGAAACCAAATTTCGCGAGAGATTGAGGGATTTTCGTAGTCGCGCCATTCATTTAATGGAAGAGGAGGAAGATTGGGATATATACGGCGATGAAGTTTTAAAACGCCTAAGAGTAAAAATTGAGGGAAAACATGACTAATCAACAATTTCTAAAATTAAAAAATGACGCTGTAGCCACAAAACTTAATGAATACAAAGAAAGCATCAATATTGAGGATATTGGTCGCACAGTAAGTGAAAAACTGGAGACAATTAGAGGTATGCAGTTGAAGCTAGAATTAGCTGCACAAACTGAATTAGTCACTTTATACAGTAAGTGTGTTGCTAAATACGGCTATACCTACAAAGGTTGTAAAAAGGCCAATGCAATATGCGCCTGTGTACACCCTGTTTTATGGGGTATACACAAAGAAGAAGTATGGCAAATGATTGATGAAAACTTTAACAACGAGTTATTTAGGAGAAATTATGAATGACATAAACAAAGAGGTAAGTGAATTAACTCGTAGGAACATATTAGACCTGTCTGAGTTGTGCAAACCCTTAGATATTAATGACATAGAATTTAGGGTAGGCCATAAAAACCAAATGGGACAATTTATTTTAGCGTACAAAACTGCACGTATTGACATGGCTAGGTTAGACCGTGTTGTAGGAGCAGAAAATTGGCAAAGATGCCATACTAAAATTGAAGGTACTAATTTTTGCAAAGTAGGCATAAAAATTGGTAATGAGTGGGTATGGAAAGAAGATGTAGGCGAAGAATCCACACAACATTCTGAAAAGGGTGCTGCTAGTGATTCATTTAAACGAGCCTGTACTAATTGGGGTATTGGCAGGGAGTTATATAGGCTTCCTAAAATAATTGTAAAAACACAAGAACGCATATACCCACAATCTTGGCAATGGGTAGCAAATACAAATGATGATGGTTTTATTATTGGGCTACAGGCACAAAATCAGGGTACAAAAATGCCTTTGGAGTATTTGCGATGATATATGAGCAAATTGTCCAAGGTACAGAAGAATGGTTTGAGATAAAACTAGGTGTACCGAGTGCAGGTACTTTTAACACATTATTAACGACTCAAGGCAAAAGGAGCGCACAAGTTAAATCGACTATTAAAAAACTTGCTGATGAGCTTATTCGCTACGAACACTTTGAAAGTTATACCAATGAAGATATGGAGGAAGGCAAGTTACGAGAGGCTGAAGGGCGTACACGTTACGCAGAAGCACTAGATATGACTACTATTTATCACCCTGATTTAGACCATACTAGAGGGATAGTTAAAGAGGTGGGATTTGTCACCAAAGAATTTGAGCAGCTAGAACATATAGCGCCGTTCAATAAAATTGGTTGCAGTCCTGACGGATTAGTATTTAAAAATCACAAACTGATAGGAGGTGTCGAGATAAAAAGTCCTAGACCTTACACGCATTTAGGGTATTTAGATGACAAAAAAATACCCTCAAACTATTTACTACAAGTCGTAGGTAGTATGTATGTATGCGGTTGTGAATATTGGGATTTTTTCAGCCATCATAAAGACTATGAAAAACCGTTTTGCTTACGAGCGCACAGGGATGAAACGAGCATACAAGAATTATTTAATGAGTTAGAACAAGTATGTATAGATGCCTTGCTTGGTATACATAACTTGTTTAATCAATACAGCAATTCCGATAAAGAAAAAATAATCGAACGTAAAAAACAGATATATAAACCAATAGAGGGCGCAACATGGCTAGCAGAGGAATCAATAAGGCAATTATAGTGGGTAATGTAGGCAATGACCCTGACATACGGACAATGCCTAACGGCAATCAAGTTGTAAATTTGTCGCTAGCAACAAGTGATGAATGGAAAGATAAAGAAACAGGTGAAAAAAAAGAAAAAACAGAATGGCATAGATGCATATTTTTTAATCAAATAGCAGATATTGCGGCTAAATATGTTAATAAAGGCTCTAAACTATATATAGAGGGGCGTTTGCAGACTCGCAGCTATGAGCAAGATGGTGTAAAAAAATATTCTACAGAAATTGTAGTCAAAGATATGCAAATGTTAGATAGCAAAAAAGATTCTACAAACAACGAAGTGAAAGAGGCGAGTCAAAATGATTTAAGTAAATTTTCTAATTTTGACGATGACATTCCTTTTTAGGTCAGGTTGTCATAGACCTTCCTGCACTCCGGCGGTAGTGTGACCGAAAACCGCCGCCAATTAAAAAGCCCCTAGTAGGGTTAATACTAAGGGCTTCAAGGAGAACTATCGCTATTTGGCTTATAGCAAAAT